GTTATGTTTACTGCTACTAAATCCGTTGGTGAACGTTCTAAATAAATTACAGGCGAAGTTATAAGTTGCTCAAAGTATTCTGATAATTCATCGCTTATCCAGTCTGAGTTAACTTGTATTGAATCTTCAATAGTTGTGTTGTAATTAGTCTTTAGCCTTTCGCTCTTACTATATCCTATTTTTAAAGGTGCTTTAAACTGTTTGCGGTTTATGTTTTCGCTTTTCTTTGATGACTTAGTAAAGTTATACGCCTCTATTCCGCCCAACTTGTTTAACCAATGCAACCTCACATTTTCGTATTGGCTGCAATTATCACCTAATTTAAACCTTTTGGTTGCTAGAGTAGTGCTTCCTGAAAGCAATCGTATTACAAAATTTTTAGGTATTGGTATTCCGTCCGTATAATCAAACAAATATGCAACTGCATTTATGTTAAACACGTATTCGTTCGCTGTTAAACTTACTGGAATCGTTTGAGGTGCGATACCATCAGCCGAAAGAGCAACATGAGTTACAACTCGATTAGGATCGAAAAAAGTAAGCACCCGATATTGACTTAAATATAACTCTTCATCATCTGTAAGTGATTGATTTAAGAACCCAAAACCGCTTACGTTGCAATTTGCATAAGCAAGTGGTGTATAATCCTCAAAATCAAATATAGCGTTGGTAGCAACTTTAAAATTAGTACTACTGGGTGTTGTTGGATCTCTAGCCAATACGTTCGACAGTGTTGGGATACCGCTTACATTATCGTACAGCTCTCTGAACTCACAATAATAGTTTACTCTACTATTTATGTTTGCTGCTGTATAAGTCCCAATCACATTCAATGCATCATGGCTTACATAATTCTTTAGCACACTACCTACGTCAAACGTCAATGTGTTAACGTTTGGTTGCGTTGGATAGACTAACCGTGCAAGCGGATTAGATGAACCACCTGTTTCGTTAACGTCAATCACAAAATTAAAATTAGGCTGTGAAGTATTATCACTGCTTATTGTGTATGGTATAAAATTATGCGCTGCCATAAACTTATTAGGTGCGCTTAGTATTGTTATCATTTTACTATTTTACTTATTAATACTTGCCCTAATGCAACCGATAAATTTTCGGCTAACTGTTTTACCCTTTTATCGTTAACTGCTGCTTCCTTATAGTTCATTGGTTCTATACCACCTATTTTAGTTGCAACTGCTAATTGTTGCGCTGCTTGGTCAATCCTATCCATACGAGCAGTTTTTGTGCCTTCCTTTTTGTTTGTTTTATATAATGATTTACGTTTCCCATTAATCTTTGCACTTTTCATTCCAGTACGTGCTATGTATTGCTTAAAAGACTTTATCATTTTAGGTGGTGTTCCTAAATTCTTAAACTTGTATGGGCTGTTAGGTGCTTTATTGTTCTTAACACCTCTTACCCCTTTATCTACATAGTCTGCATAGTCTTGTTTAGTTATAACCTTAACAGATACCCCTGCACTAATTAGCTCGACTTTGGGTATCATGTCTTGAGCAAGTGTAGAAGCTGAACCAGTCCTTGCCTTACTTCTAATCTTTGCACTCATTAACGCTATACCTTCATTAGTCCAATCTAAGGCTATTTGTTCTGCGGCATCGTTGCTACTTGTTGTAAAGTCAGCTGTTGACTGTCCGTATTTTTTACCTATTTCCTTTGCGCTGCTTGCCATTGTGCTAATTCGTATTCAGATTTTTCTTTATAAAATACAACAGTGTTTAAGAACTCAATCACATTCATTTCACCATAATAATCCCACTTTGAACGGTCATTATTTGATAGGTTGTTAAGTGTTACAATCCATCCCCAGCGTTGTGAAAATGTTTCTCCACCATCTGCTTCACTCTCTCCGATTCCGCTATTAAATAGTCCTGCGTACTGCCCACTAATTCCTTTAAGTAATTGCAAAAAAAAACCATTATTGGGTACGCCTGTTTGATTTTCATTTCATTGTAAAACAAATCTGCACGCTCTTTATGGGTTGCACCGTTATACTTTAAACGCTTACCGTACCATGTTACCTCACACGCTAAGGAGGCTAAGATGTTATGAATGTTATTTACTGGGTCTTTGCAAAAGTTAGCAGTATCAATGTATTGATAAGCTGTCATCTCTTGACTTTTCCAAATCAAATCAAAAGTTTTTCTACCTACTTTGATGCGCATTTTAACCCTACTATTAGGCTCTAATGTATCAATCGAACTAAACTTAGCTAAATGCTTTTGCAAGTCCGTTATAGGCATTGATTCAATCTCGTCAACAGTCTTACCGCTCAACTCAGCAAGCATTGAAATTTTCCGCTGCAAAGGGTCGGTTTCAAGTTCTGAAATCGTTTTACACTTAAGAAATTGTTTTATTGTTAATTCGTAATAGTTACCTACCATGTCTTATAATATAAAACCATGGCTAAATTGCTAAACGTTAAGTAAGGCGTATTTCCCCCGTGGTCGGTTGTTGAGCTTGTTTAAGGCAAAGTATCGCATACTGTCAATCGCGTGATTAGAATGGTCAACAGGCTTGCCCGTCAACTTACCATCTTTATCGGTTTCCCATTGGTAGGCTCGCAGTTCTTTAATTAAATTCGTAGAGTTTTTTGTTACGTTTAATTGGTAACGCTTTAAGATGTCTATCCCCATCTTAATACTGTCATGTCCTTTCTGTGCTGGGTGAGTGTTAAAACCTTGTAGCCTTAATTCGTTGATTGACTTAGGCTCTGCACTATCACATATAATCTCATAAGGTCTTTGAATGTTAAACGCCTTTAACCTATTGCCTATCTCGTTATTGTTGAGATTTGTTTGGTAGAGTAGTTCGTCAATGTACAGCTCATTATCCATCATGTAAATAGCTACTAATGTGGTAGGGTCATTTGTATATCCAAAATCCATCCCGTACCCTAATAACTTTGCATCACTTGGTATTGTGTCTATCTGTCTCCATTCGTCAAAAACTACACCTTGTAAACTACCTACCTCACCTAAGCCGTAAACTTTCCACCAGTTACTCCAATAACTTGACGTTAGTGCTTTTGTTTGTGCGCTCTCTATCTCCTTTATAATGCTCTCAGATAGTGCCTCATTATCTTTATACGTCAATACTATGTACTCGCTATCCTCGTCTCGCATCAATTCGGTATGCGCCCAAAATTCAGATGTTGGGTTATAGTCTATCCAAATCTCGTCACTTGTACGTATTGCTAATTGATGATAGCTTTCAAAACTAATATTGTTAGCCTCATTGATGTAAAGAATGTTACGCCTTGCACCTCTTAACTTGCTTTCTTGTTCGGCACTAAAGAACTCAATGTAGGATCCGTTGGTGAACTTATAGGTTAATAGTGTTCTGTTCCAATTTGAATCAATGAACCTGCCAGTCCAGTCCATTATTTTTAGGAAGTCCTTTATTGCACCCCTGCGAAGATGTGGGATAGTTTCACTCACTACACTTATCTCGAGGCGTGGTGTCTTAGTTGCTTTGTCGATAAGTATAGGTATGATGCCAAAGGTCTTACCTGCACTTGTTCCGCCCTGCACTATCCTTTTTCGTTTAGATAATGCCCTTAGTTTTTTTATTGCTGTTGTGTACCTAAATGCCATTTGCTCACCGCATAGAGAAGCGGTTTTATTGGTTTTGTTTATTTTTCATCTCCAAATAATGGCTGCTCGATGTTGATGTTCTTATTCTCTGTCTTGGTTGATGCTATTCGGTGGTATTCTTCCTCCGTTCCTATCAGCTTATACAGTGCCATTTGAGTCAATGGGTTGTTACCGTTGTACCACTTGTTACGCAGTCCGTTCTTAATATCAATCTTGTTTTTATCAAGTGCCTCTTTTATAGTGTTGTATTCGTTGCTTTCGACTTCAAAGAATCTATAAAAAGTTGTCTTATCACAAGGCAATAAAGTCACCACATCCTCAATAAAGAATAGTTTTTTCTTTTCTATTAACTCAAGTGCTTGTTCGTATATCTTAACTCTGTTGTATGCCATAATATTATAATTTATCTAACCATTGTATTTTAATTTGATTTGCTATCTGCGCGGTCATCACTGGAGGTACACTCATACCGATTAAATAATTAGGCTCTACATCTTGAAAATCGTAATCAAGTGGGTAAGCACCTATTAATTTACACTCGTCCATTGTTACTCTATTTGGGTAATCTGTTCTTATTGGAACTGCATCAGCGCCTGCACTTATTGTATTTGGTGTTTGATTATCTTTTATAAAAACAGCATTAAATCTTTTTGATTTTCCACTTAATCTTAAATGAATATCGCCTAAATTTTTATCCGTATCAATTTTTTTATTCCAAATTTCTGTAGTTTCATTTGTTAATTCACTTCCTAATTTTTCGCTTTTAAATTCTTTATAAACTATTTGTTTTTCACTAAAATCTAATTTCAATTTTGGTAGTTTCAAATCCTTTCTTTGACAAATAAAAAACACCCTTTCACGTTTTTGCGGAACTCCCATTGAAGCCGCATTAAGTAAAAACAACTGAACATTATATCCTGCTTCATCAAATGCTTTAAATATTTTTTTTACGTATAGTTTAGCATTACCTTGTATTAATCCTTTTACGTTTTCCGCTAGAACTATTTTAGGCTGTAACTTCTTTGTAAGTGCTATGTATTCAAAAAACAAATCGTCTAAAACCTGCTCGGCTTGTCCTTCTTTAAATACCTTTTTTTTGCCCCAGTCCTTTTCACGGTTTCCAGCCATACTAAAACTAGAACAAGGAGGCGAACCGTCTAATAAATCTAAATTGTATAATTCTTTTGGAATATCGGAACGCTTCACAAAGTGTCTTATATCCTCTAAAAATAAATGTTTAGGTTTGTGATTTAATTGATAAACCTTTGCTATTTTAGGGTCAATTTCAACTCCACCTAAATGATTAAACCCTGCTAATTTGTAGCCCATTGTTGAACCGCCACCACAAATGAAAGTTCCGAAAACATTATAATTATTTGGCTGTATATTCTTTGACGGATAACCGTCTTTTAAATACCATTTATAAGGAAACAAGTGCATCGTAAAGTATTTTTTCGGGAGTTTGTCCAAGTTGCTGTAATTTGTCTTTAACTAAATTATAATCGTCTTCTGTATATTCCAACTTGATTGTATAGTTTTGGTCTTCAAAATCATTAAAATTTAATTCTTTGTTTTTATCTGAAAAATCTTTTGTGTCAAAACTTGGCAAATCCAACCCCCACTCAACTAATTGCGCATCGTCCCAATCATTCGCCAAATGATCCCAATTCCATTCACCAAAACCAACATTGTCTTTTATGATAAATTCATTTTGTTGCTCGGCTGTTAAATCACTTGCTTTGATTATTGAAACCTGTTTTAAACCTGCTTCAATACATGCCTTTAAGCGCATGTTCCCACCAAGTACAATCATTTCATCATTAACAACTATTGGTCTTATATCCAACATCTGCGGAAAGTCTTTAACCGATTGAACCAGCTTTTTAAACTTGTCATCCTTAATCAATCGAGGATTGTTTGGATTAACTTTTATTTCGTTTATTGCTACCTTTGTTATTTTCATATCTTCGTTCTTTAACATACGCCTCAAAGTATTCCCACATCTTTTCGGGCGCTTCAATGTTCTTTGTTCCGTGTGGTTTTGCCATGTTATTTTTTATTAAAGTTCTTCAAGCGGAATTTCTCTTCGCGTAAAAGTTTTAAGTATTCAGCAATTTCTAACTCTTCTTTTTCTTGCTGTCTTAAAGGTTCAAAATAAGCATCAACAATTTTCTTTTGTCTATCATATTCGGGCGACCCCATAAAGCCCATATCTCCATGACATTCTTGTATAAACTTTTGCGCATGTAATACATCTGTTGGAATTACTACATCATGAGTCATTAAGAATACCTCGTTTTTACAGGGATAAAATTCCCCTTTAACGCCTTTAATAATCCAATCACCAACATTTGCAGTCATTACACCTTCGCTAGTTTTAATTTGCAAATAACTCCCACTTTGGTTGTTTTCGCTTGGTTCTAAAACAGGGCTTGGGTAAACTAAATCATTTGACCACTTCGCAATTGGTGAAACTAAATCATTTGACCAATTGGCAATTTGAAAATCATTTTTACCTGTGTATTGTATTGCTTCAATTTCAACAGGTTTTTTCTTAAATTTTTGTACCATTTTTTATTTTAGTTTCTTATTGTGTATGTAAATTGTTCGCTATCTGATCCTGCAAAGACAAAGCTATCTTTTATCGTTACCCTTATTTGAGCACGTTCCCAACTATCATAAGACATAACTGTTATAACTGCGCTATCGTTAACCGTAAACGTTGTATCAAACGTTGTATGAAATTTTTTATAAACCATTACGCCATTTATAAAAGTTCGGTTATAACCTCCAGTTGTGTATGTGCTTACTGTATATTCAACACCTTTTTTAACTATTGGTAGTTGTGGTGTTGCCAGTAAAATAGCCTCTTCTTTTTTGCATGAGCAAAACAAAAGTAAAATTATTATTATGGTCCTCATTATTGTTTTGGTCTCCCTCTTTGTTTAACAATAGGTTCATCTTTCCTTTTCTGGTACTTAAGCCAATTCACTATGTTCTCCTCGTGATTATCTAACCACCGATTCAAATTGTTTATTGCAGATATTTTACAGCCCGAACATTCACCCACTCGCACTCCTGTAATCTCATGGCTTAAACTTGCTATTTGCATAAGTTGCTCAGGAGTTCCAACCCAGTTACCACCCTCGTTTTTAAATATACGGATAACTTCAAGTGTAGTAAATGGAGCGTTTGTCTTTGATTTAAGACTTTCGTAAATCTCTTCGTATGTCATCATAATATAGTTAGTATTCGTTTAGTTATTATTGCAAAGTAAGCAGCCCATCCACCGTATGCAAATGGCTCTAATATAGCTAAGTCGATTACAAATGTACGCAAAATAAAATAAAGCGTTACAACCCAAAAAGATAAACACACATTGCAATTAAACGGTTTAAAGTTTATCCAGCTTGGTAGTTGAGTGAGTGAAAAAAAAGAGGTGAACACCATTGATACACCTATTGCTGTTATTAGTTCTGTCATGATAGTATGTCGTTATATGCTTCTAATCTTTTATTTGCTACTACTTTAATATGATACTGCTGGACGTCTTCATGCAATTGATTTGCTAAGTCTTCAACCATTGAACGGTTGTTTATCAACTTTATCATTTGAGTATACCAACCTTTTTTATTTTGAACCTTTAAACTATTAGCGTTGGTTAACATAGCTGAATACGGTTCAACGTCTGATACTATTGCTGCTTTCTTTTTAAAGCCTGA